ATCGCGCTGCGGTAGATACTGTGTGGCTTCTCCTGACAGAAGAAGTTGGGGAGTTGGCCTCGGCAATTCGCCAATACAAAAAGACATACAAAAAGACTGGACTCAAAAAGGAGAGAGGTACGGATGTTATGATGGAGATGGGTGATGTCTTCAGTTACCTCTTTCAGTTGGCTCACATGCTGGATGTTGATCTCGACAAAATGTGGGAAGAACATCGATCCAAAATGAAGACGAAAAAATATAATCTGAAGTAAAAGTAACTATGAGTAAGTACATGCTCAATGATGAAGATGCCATCAATGATGTCAATCCATTTGTCTCCCATGATTTCTCCCTTCCAGGGGGTGTGAGACAGACGGGCAACTTTGAGGATTTTACGGAAATGCGACGTGAACCAGGTATCCCAGAAAAGGAACGTAGCGTTTACTGTGACTATGGTCTCTGTGCCGAATCTACAAGTGAGTGTTCTTTATCTAGACCACTTCACCCACGACGAAATATTGACACCGGATTTACAAAGAATGATAGAAAGTTCGTTGAGCGCGTTGTCGTAGGTGTTGCCAGGAATCCAAAGTTCTCCATTATTGGAGCTCTCATCTGTCTTTTAACTATTGCGACGATTCTATACTACATAAGACGCTAAAAAAGTAGTCAAGTCTTGATTCGTCTGTAGACCTTTGAATTAGATCCAAAAGAGTATCTTCACAAAACTTTTTGATAAACTCCCTCTGCCAAGCACTCTTCATATTAATCCAAGGTGGCTGGAAGGTGGGATCCAAAATTGTACTCGCGTTGGCTGTGCGAATATATGTGTTTACGTGTTGTTTATCAGCCATGATGTTTTCGAGGGCCAATTCGGCCATTTTCTGACGAACTTCAAGTGTTTTTTCACACATTGTGTCCAAGAACTTTTCATATGGGATAGATTGTGTTTTGGATGTAAGTACAACCCAATCTGCGAGGGGTCTTGTGTTTATGTAGTCCTTGTACGTCTCGTAACCCTTACCTCTCACAAATCGCTCATAGGTAATCTCGACATACTCCAAGTCAGACTCAATATCATAGACAGCCTTGGCCGACTTGATGAAGGATGTCATTTGGTTTATTTTTGTGGTAATTCTCTAAGTGTTTACCTAAGTCACAATTTGGTAGTTAAAAAATCAAGTCAAAAAATGTATTCGGCGATCGCCAACAACAGCTTCTCCTACCTTCTCACCCTCGATGAGTTTAGGAAGGAGCTTCCCGAGGAGACAAGACCTTCTTGGATAAAGATTACGACAATCACTATGGTCTCAAGCTTTATCCAAGACATTGACATAAAGAAACTTCGCAGCACTTTTGAGGGGTTGGGGTCATACAAATTGAAACGCGTTGGCGCGGGGGATACCACCGCGGGCTTTGAATGGAAATTGAAACCGACAACTTTTTACAATCAAGTGACTCTCACATACCATGACAGTTACAGCACGAAGTCTGTCAAGGTTTTTCCGAATGGTTCTATTCAGGTCGCAGGATGCTGTGATCTCTTTGACTGTAAGAGGATCATTACCCAACTGACCCACATCTTCAAGACTTTTTTGGGAATGGAGGTTCAAATGCCAGTGGACTCTTTCCGAGTTGTCATGATCAACTCAAACTTCAGTCTCAACTATAACATCAATCTCATGAGGGTCGCACAGCACTTTGAGAATCACTCCGATATCTTCAAAGTCTCTTTTGAACCTGATAGGTACAGTGCCGTGAAGATCAAATTTCAACCAGCTCAAGATATGAAGGAAATTACAACGAGTATCTTCTCAACTGGTAAGATTATCATCACTGGTGCAGAAACTCTCAAGGAGATTGCTTTTGCGTACAATATTATCAATCAACACATCAACGACGATCCCCAGATTCGGGTCTCTCCAACCACTGAGAAGGATGTCTTTGATGTATTTTTGGGGCACAAATGTGAACCCATGGTTGAACACCTGCGGGCCAGGGGATTCAACTCCTGGCTTCAGACGATCACAAATAGGCAAATTAATTTTTAATGTTGACACATAATATAAAAAGATGTCCCAAGCTGCCATAATTGGCGTTGTTGTCTTGATGATGATGTCATCCTCGTCAAGTCTTGCTATTCTCATGATGGGTGGTGATGATGAGAAGAAAACGGGTCCATCGTCCCCAGGACCATCGTCCCCAGGTCCATCGTCCCCAGGTCCATCGTCCCCAGGTCCATCGTCCCCAGGTCCATCGTCCCCAACTCCATCACCCCCAACTCCATCGCCTCCAACTCCGGCACCAGCCTCTGTTACACCACCAGCTTTACTAGCCACTGGGGTTAGTACAAATGGTAGATGTGGGCCAATACACGGAAACACTCGTTGTCCTGGTAAAGCGTGCTGCTCGCAATGGGGGTGGTGTGGAGGAGAAAAAGGTACAAAATCCGATTGGTGCAGTCAAACATCCATGGGTCACTGGGGTGGTGAATATGATGGCATAGATTAAATTAATTTCTCAATAGATAACAAATGTCTCAACGACTTGGAATGGCCGATGGCAGGTGCTTTACCCTCAACTCCTCAGCCCAACTCACGAACAACTACATCATGAACCAAAATGGTATCACCCTCGAAGACAACTACAGCTACCGTCAACTTCTCCAAAAGCAAGGTCCAGAACTTCTTAACAAGCTTCAAGAACAATCCCGTGCGACTTGCGATCCATGCGACCGATACACCGACATGTCCAAGACCTATTAGACGGTGTGATAAATTCTCGTAAAAACTTTGAACCCATACTCTAGAATGTCACAATGTGCCATATGTCTCAATGAGGTAAGGTCAACAAGGACTAATCCCCCGATCCGTTGTGGACATATGTTTCATTCCCACTGTCTAGAGGAATGGAAAAGTAAAGGTAAGAATACTTGTCCCCTTTGTAGAAAAGTATTTGACGTTTCGCAGTTTAAGGTTACAGTGACGGTTCAGAACAATTACACAGCGCAGTCAAACGTTGTGTCATTGGAGAGTGAAGCCATTTTCAATATAATGGATATATTTGATATGTCTTTTGATGTTGAAAATACGGTAGATCTAGGTAGTCTTCTTGCTGACCTTGGAATGAGTCTTTCCGACCTTGATTCCCTTGTCCTTGACACAGAATGAGCTACAGTAGCGTTCGTAGTTTAGCCCAGGGTAGTTTCTATCCGCCTTGCGAGGGTCTTTGATGGCCTTGCCAGATGCATCAACCAGAAGTGGTCCAGTCGCCCACCCCCTCTTGTGGCTGAAAACATTGGCACGGAACACGATCCTTTTATTTGGTGCAAATTTACCAGCACGCTTCACACGGGAAAGTGGTACTTTGAAAAACTTGGCTACAGACTCTTGTGTGTCTCCAGGTTTCACGCGATACTCCACAACGCCATGTTGCACATAGAAATGGAAGTCTCCTTGGCGAATATAGTTTGTTGGTCTTCCAGGAGAGACAAACATCATGACTTTGTAGTACCCCTTCTTACACTTTTCATTGGCCTTCACACGGTAGATCTTTCCGGGGTTGTCAGAGAGCACCCGATTTGGGAGACCTGTGCAGTGTGTATAGTTGTGATTACGGTTTGAGAGACCGGAGCGGTCACCTGGAATTGACTTTTGCCACCTGTAAGCTTCATAGTCACCAACGGCATAGGCATAACAGTTATTGTTGCCTATACCGGTGGCTGTTCCCCAACGTCGGTTGGTGAACTTTCTTTCAGAACCACTCAGAGGAAGGTCCTTCTTCATTTGTAGTTGGTACAGAAAAAAATATAGGTACTAAGTAAAATGCAAGTCCTAGACCGTGTTGCCAAATCCGAAACCAAATCTGACATGCTTACCGAACTCCTCCTCTTTGTTCTCAACATTCTCATCGCGACCTTCGTGCTTCGATATGCATGGAATCGCTCCCTTGTCAAGCACATCACTATCCTCAAGCCAATTGAGACCATGCTTGATGCTTTCATCCTTGCTCTATCCTTGAGCATTGTTCGGGCTTAAATACCTTCACAAAATCCAATAATTCATTATTGATAAGTTGAAACAGTCAACTTATGAGTAATAGAGTATTAGATTTCACTGTAACCCACAATCTTTTCGCCATTTGGACTCACAAGGGTTGGGAAGGCTTCCATACCCGAGCAACCCTCCTTATCGCAGTCCACAAATCGGTGCGATTTGCCATTCTTCTTCATGTAGTCCAACTGCTTACGAGTCCATCCACATCCCATGGTTCCGTAAACGGTCCATTGTTCTCCATTTGAAGCAGACGCACTCTGGCGGAAAAGAATGAAGAGAGCGATGGCAACAAGGGCAATTATTATCAATTGTTGACGACGCATTATTGTATACCATACTCTCACATATTTTTTATGAACTTGCACATTTGTTCCTTGGTCAATTTTGGATCCAACTTGAACATCTTGGCGAGATCTCCCTTCTTGTAGAGACGACACTTTCGCCTGTCAATCTTGAGGTCACCATTCTTGTTGATGAAGACCTTGGGTGTTGGCAACTTCTTCATTGGATTTGGTGGAAGGGGTGTTTTTGGTTTCTTTTCGGCGGCAATCTTTCGTTCTATGCTACGAACTTGCTCTTTTACAGTAGGGCTACGCTTGGCGACCGCGATGCCAGGTCTCTTTGGTGGGCGGGCCTTCTTTGCGGCTTCCTTTTCGAGGACAGCCTTGGCGCGGCGAATGGCGCTCGCGGTTTTGACCTTTGGTGCCGTAGGCTTTGGTTTGGGTGTCGCGACAGTCTTTTTGGGCGTCGTGATCTTTCGAAGAACGCTAACTTTCTTCTTTGATTGAAGGAATGGGTGGTTCAAGATGTCGTCAAAAGTGGGCAGACCCTGATGCTCCACTGGGCGAAGACGACGCTGTACAACCGCATAGGACTCATATCTCAAGTATCTAGGTGTAAACAAATCTCCTATAAACTTCTTAACCAGACGATTTTTAGTGACATTGTAAATGATACTGAGAATATAGTGTGCATCATACATGTAGTGTGACCCCGAATAAATACCAGCATTTTTGAATTCACCTTCTAAGACGTTTGGATTTTTAATACCTTCGATCGTCGCCATACCAAAATCAATTATGATTGGTTTGTCACCCTTTAACACAAGGACATTATTCCAGTGAAGGTCATGATGTCTAAACTTCGGATACTTTTCATGAATCCTCTTCAAGTTTCCAATGAGTCGCGATATCAACACACGATACTCATCGGTTGAATGATACTTCTTTAACCACGCTGAAAGTGGTTCACCTTCAATATACTCGAAATAAAGAACGTCTTCGTTATTACATGATTTAAAGTGGTACATACGAGGTACACCCATACCTTTCAATTTCTCCGCGATACGATATTCCATTCGCGCGGAAGGTTCACGCGTGACCTTGACAGCAATTTGTGTTTTGCACAAATCATCGAGACAGCCATAGAAAACGGCACCGAACTCACCCTGTCCAAGCTTTCGGAGGTTCTTTCCTTTTTCAATTTTAAGACCCTTATTCGAGAAAAGTTCTTTTGGGTTGCACGCCTTCTTCCCACGCAAATATTTCTTAAGCTCTTCACCGACCGCGTTCTTCTGAGCGTCGGTCTTGGCATTGTTGGCGATGTGGATAAGGTTTGCAAGCTTTACCATACTTATTACAAACTAAGAAAAGTTTTTAGTGACTCCGGCCAATTCTCAGTTTCACCATATTCTTCATACATTTGTTCGACTATCCTTTCTTTGCCCAAATATCCCTTGATGTAGTTCAAAATCTCGATGTTTTCATTTGCCACTGCACCAAGCAGCGCCGGGTGTGCGTACAAGTCCATGACTTCCTCGGACGCATCGAGATTAAATACTGTACAACATGTATTCATGAAAACCTCAAACATTTCAGTCGCAACCTCATTGTCTTTGTGTGACGCAATCCAATATGTCATGTAATCTTCGTATTCAATCGAACAATCATCACATCTCAATTCAATTTCGTAAATGATTTGATGCTCGTTGGCTCGAAGAGCTTCGGCGTCACCGTACTTGATAGCTCGTGCTGCTTCCATTTTGAATTACTTTTAACATTCTGGCATCTGACTTAGGTAAAGTTTTCGTCATACCACTTCGAAACCTCTGGGGCATCAATATCATAAAGCAGTCTCTCCAAGTATATTTCATCTACATGGGACATTGCATGCTCAAGGAGTTTTATATTTTGACTTTCAACAGAACCACACATGAGGGGCTGACCCATAACTTTCATTATCTCGGTCCAATGGTACGGAGACATTTCGTCACAGGCGCGTTTGAAAGTTTGAAAAAGAAGGCGGCCCTTGGCATGATCTTTATGGGCACCAATGTGGTACATGAGGTAGTCACCAGTCTCATTTTGCATTTCGTAGTCAACACATTCAATGATTCCTTTACCCTTTGTAAGAAGACTCTCTACATCCCCATCTTCTATGAGTTTCAAAAGTTCTTTGTAAATTACCCCGTGATACATTTTGTCACAAAACTTTATTAGTGAAAAGTCACTTAGGGGGAAGGCAAACCTGAGGAGGGAAAGCATTTGTTCTTAACTTTTCATGAGAATTTTTATGATCTCATCAAGAGTGATTTTTAATTTTTAATTACAACTTGTATTTATTCTTCGTCTACTTCTTCATCTTCAATTTCAATATCTTCATCAACTTCACCAGCCTCTGGGAGATCGAGACCTTGGAAGGCGAAAGATGGAAGCTTTGAGGATTGCTCAAGGAGAGTTTGTTGGAGACGAATGGTCACACCAAACTTGTTGTCAATGAACCAAATGGAGCTGAGATCAACAATGGCCATAACCTTTTGACCCTTCTCGACACTGTCGAGTGGGACAGCTTCCCGTTGCATACTGTACGCTTCAGGAACAAAAGAGCCATCTGGCTTCGTGGCAATCTTGAGCTTCACAGTTGAAGGGTATGGCTCCTTACCAGGACGCACCATTGGCTTGTAGAGAGCTTCACGCAAAACTGCGACATTGAACTCTTTGCCAAGCCATTCCTTGGAGTTCTCGGCAACCGTGTTGACAATGATTTCATCAAGTTCCTTCAACTTGTCATGAAGTTCCATCGCTTCAGCGTTATCAGTATCAAAGCTGAGGTCAAGAGAATAAGTAGTGCGTCCAGTGCCCTCGTCAGTGAACGCACTGAGACCATACGGCGAGCGCATGAAGGGGAGTTGAAGGTACAATTTTTTGTTGTCGCCACCGTTGAGGTAGACGGTTTTACCGCCATTCTTGTTCTTACGAAGTTTTGAAAAGCCAACCGAAGCTGGGGAGAAGTCAGAGGATCGTTGGATAGAAAGCGACATTGTGTAGTGGGTATTATACATCTACTAGGAGGCTTGACTTTAAGTCAATTTTTTTGTCTACCTACAGTAAAAGATAATCATGGGTCTCTTTAAAGATTGTGGCTGTGGGTGCAATGGTTTGAAGCAGCAGGAGAAGTTTGTGACTTCCCTCATCTCAGGCCTCACCTTTTTCATC